TAATTTTCCAAACCCTTCAACTATTGTATCTGTAGCTAAAACAGAACTTGCAGAAGGCGAAGTTAATCCTGTTAATACTTTGCCTGTTACTGAATTGTTATCTAAAGTTACTGCACCACTTACCTTATTAGTTCCGTCTACACTTGAAATAGTACCTGTTGCTTGTCCTGTTAAAGATAAATCTCTTGCAGTTTGCCATTTCGTAGCTGTATCTGCGTTTCCTGTAAGGTCTCCAGTTACATCTCCTTGTACATTTCCTGTAACATTGCCTACTAAATTTGTTGAAATAGAACTTGGTAAACCTATTTGTATTTCTTGACCTGAACCAGATGTTTCAATTTCATTAGTTGTTCCTACTACACTTAAAGTTTCAGAATTTAAAACTACTGCACCACTACCTGAATCTGTTATAAAATCTAAATCACTTGCATTGTTTAAACCTTTTACATAAGCAGTTGTCGCTACTTTTGTGGAATCATCACTTGAAGATTGTGTTGTAGCTACAGAACCATTTGGCAATGTAACCCCTGCACTTGGAAATTGTAAACTTAATCCTTGACCAGAAGCAGAAGATTCTATTTGATTTGCAGTTCCTGTTACTGCGAATGTTTGTGTGTTTAAATTAACATCGCCTGTTCCACTATCTCCAGAAAAATCTAAATCACTTGCAGCGTCTAAAGTGTCTACATAAGAAGTTGTAGCTATTTTTGTAGAATTATCTCCTGCTGTTTGTGTAATAGCATTTGAATTGTTAGGTAAATTAACACCTGTAGAATCTAAAGAAAATGTTATTGATTGACCAGAAGCTACTGTTGTTATTTCGTTTGTAGTTCCTCCTATTGCAAATATTTGTGAATCTAAATCTATTTGACCAGAACCTGTATCGCCTGTAAAATCTAAATCCTCAATAGTAATTTGAGCAGCAACATAATCAATTATTGCAGCTGTAGTAGGAATTGTTGTATCGTTATCATTATTACTTATACCATCTGCAGCATCTACAAATTTACTTATTGTAATGTTTTCTCCTGTATCTTTTAAAGAACCAAATTCAAGTATTGCAGTAACTTTAAAATCTCCTGCTGTATTCATAAATATTCCACTTGCTAATCCTGTACCATCTGTAAGTTCTTTTAATGATGCAGTTAAGGCAGCATTATCAATAGTTTTGATTAGCCCTGAATAAGTATCTGATATTCTTGTGTTAAATAGACTTGCCATATTTTTTATTTTTTTCTTGTTTCTTTAAAAACGTTTTTAGTTTTTCTATATTCTTTTGTTTTGGTTTATATCTCATAATATCCAGCCATTAAATAAAGCGTCATAATCTGGATATATATCGTCATTTGTATTACTTGTATATTCAGGATAATCTGATTGGTTAAATGACATAAAATCTATGAAACGTCTTGAGTAATATTCCATAAATTCTCGTGCTTTGTCAACTAAATAATCTACTTCATTTTTACTTACTGTTTCGCTTGTTTCTGACCTATGCTTAAACACACCACCATTTTTAATAGAATAAGCTGCAAAAGGAATATAATATACTTGTGCTGCCCAAATTAACATTGGCTGTAAATGTGTGTTAAGTAATGTTTTGTATTTAGCGTTAGCTACGTCATCAATTTCTCCATTAGCTATTAATGTTGATATTTTATTATATAAATCTGTTCCTGTATAGTTTTGTATATCTATTTCTTGAGCTACTTTAATAAACTGTATAAATTTATCAGTATCTACATTCCCATCTAAAATGGAATTTCTTACAAGGTCAGTTCTATTTATAAATAATGCTGTTGCCATAATTTTCTATTTTGGGTATGCTCCTCTATTAGGCATATTAATTGGTGCTATTTCTGATTGTTTAGTTCCTCTTGGATTTTTAATATACGTTTTAGGTATTGTTCTTGTTTTCTTGTAATCGATTAAATCTTTAGAAGGTTTTGTATTTTTCTTTAAACGATATAGTTGACGCATCCATTTATGTCTACAATATATTCCACCTTTGAATTTAAATAAATCATAAGGTTTTTTGTTATGTCCTAATTCTCTATTCACACCATCTCTTGACGCTTTATCAATATCTTCAAGTCTATATACAATTCCACTTTTAGATAAACGCATCATATTCTCGCAAAAATCTCTTGTAGAATTACTTGGTTTTTTAGAACCTACTGCATATTTATATCTAATTTTATAATTTTTAGAATCTAAATAACTAAAGCCATCTGGTTTAGCACTTATTTCGTCTTTTAGTTGTTGGAATAAACTCTTTTTTTCATCAATACAAATGTTAGCCCAGTCTTCATCGCTTATTTCAGAACCTTCTTGTAATTCATCTACAAGTTCCCATTCTTCATTTATTACTTCTCCTTTTAAGTTTTCTAAAATAACATCTCCAAGTTCACTTGACATTTTAATAGGAATACAATTAGGTACTAAACGACCACCTTTTACTTTCATTCCGTATTGTTCGTAACCAGTTTCACAAGGTTTCTTTAAATCTATTTCATCGTGTGATTCACAAGGCATATACCATACTTTATCTCCTTCTTTGTGTTCGTGATGACCAGAACATCCCATTTTTTTTGCTTGTTCTTCTGCTTCTTCTTTAGTTTCGTAAACTTCGTAACCGTCTACTTCTTTTAATTCAACAGACATTTTAACTCCTGTTTCTTCTTCTATATCTTCATCACTTTGTACACTTCTATCAACATCTGTAAATTCTAATGGCTGTAACGTAATAAAGTATAGGTTTAAGGCAATATTATTGTAAGCAAGTATAGTATCAAAGCAATCTATTAAAAGTTCCTGAAATGGTCTTATAACAGTATTATCCATAAGTAAGGAAGCAGTTTTTATTTCATCTGCATTATTTCCTAATCCTGTATTGTCTTTTATACCTAATAACATAGGACTAACAACTCTATGGGCTACTAATACTTTACTTTGTGATTCATCACTTAAAAATTGATATTGGTTATGTGCATCACTTAATTGAACTGGTGTTATTTCAGCTTGTGCGTCTTTGTTGTCGTTGAAACTTAAAATAAATTTACCTGCATTACTTGAGCCTGAAAACTTTTGTGCAATTCTTGCTTCTATAAGTTCTCTTTCTTGTGGATTAGGTGTTCCGTTGTTAAAGTTAATTAACATTGAAGGACTTAAACCATTCATTATGTTGTTTAGGTGGTAATTAGAAATTTCTTCTTCTAATTCAGCATATTGAATACCTCCTTGATAATCTACAGGTGCGTAATAATAAAAACCAGACTTGTAAGGTTTTATGTAATATATTTCTATATTTTCTTTTGACATCCCATAAGCTGGTATTCTTAACGGCTTGTCGCTTGGTTTTAATTTAGCCCAGTCTTTGAAATAATAGTAAGCAGGTATATCTCCATCTTCATTACATTTTTCTGCTCTTAATGTTTCTACTGGTATGTGTTCTATTTGTGCAATCTTATTTCTGTCTTTAGAATAAATTATTTGCATAGCACATTGACCCATAAGTTTAAGGTCATAACTTAATTTTCTAACTACATCTTTTTTTAGAAGCGTAATCATTTCAGCGTATTGTTCTGGCTTTCTATTTGAATCTGTAGCTCCTAAACCTTTCCCATAAATTTGTTGGCTAATACCATTAATACAAGCGTTGTTTGTAGGACTTCCATTGTATCTGTCTATTAAAAATTGAAAGTAATTATTGTCATCGCCATAAGCTATCCAATCTTGATTAGGTACTTCAACAATTTCTGGACTTGTATAAGTACTTAAATTTACAAAACTTACTTCTGATTTAGACCCTCTAACAAATTGACCTAAACTATTTCTTTTTCTTTTTTTCATATTACAATGTAATCATTATTATAAGAATTGTCTGTTATGTATTGACCTTGATTTATGTCATAATATAAATTATCCATTTGGTCTATTTCTTGGTCTGTACAGAAAATCCTGTCTTTAAATATATCTACAATGTTTGTTGTATCTACATTCCAAAATTCATTATATAATTCCCAAAGAAAATAATTAGTATTCCAAAAGTTTGGGTCTGTATATAATTCTAAATCGTAAAAATGACCTTCAACAAGTACAGGACTAAACGCTTGTGAAAATGTTAAATAATTTCCAGATGTTATAGCTCCTGTAACTTCATATATTTGTTTGACGTTTGTACTATCGTCTCTTATAGATAAAGTAAATTCGCTTCCGTAAACTCTTGGAATTACCTTAAAGTCTTGAGCCGATGTAATAGTCTTTAATACAATCATTTTATATATAACGTAATAAATAACTTATTTTGTGAAAACATTAATGCAAAAAAAAAGCACCCCAAAGGATGCTCTTAATTTAATATCAATAAATATTAGTTAACTGGTATTTGTTCTGCATCAGCAGTAATTAATCCTGAATCTAAAAAGTAAGGAGCTAATTCTTCTTGACCTTCCATTACTAAAGTGAATCCTGATAAATCTCCTGCAGCAGCTCCAGTAACTACTGTTCCTGAAACAAACTCCATTCCGTTTTCAAGTCCACATAAGAATTGATTTCCATAATAATCTTCAACACAAACATAAGGTCTTGCAACTGCAATCTGTTGTAATTCTGCTTGAGTTTTAGCATCAAGGAATGTTAGTGTTAAATTTAATGTTTGTGTATAAAAAGTAGTTCCATTTTCTCTTGAACTTGTTACAGTAGTTTCAAGTGAAGAATTTCCTTTTACGTCAAATTGATACCAGTTAGGCTGTGTTCCTGCAATAGTTGTTACTTGCTTTGTAGTCGAATCTACAGTAACGCCAGTAATACCACCGAAGTCTCCAAACCAAACTGTTTTTATGCCACCGAAGGCACTTTTACAAGGTAATTTTCTCCCTGTGTTTAATGTACAAGCCATAGTTTATATTTTATTTTATAAAAAAAGGGTAAGTAAGCATATACCCACCTACCCTTTATTTTTGGTTAATTTAATTTATTAAGAATAAAGTACTATTTCAGACCCTATTCCGTACTGTACTCCAGCAGTAAATCTCATAATTACTCTTACGTTTTTACTTCCGTCAATGTCAGCCATATCAATTAGCTTAACAAGGTTGTAATCAGACATTAAGCCTGTTCCAAAGAATAAGTTAGATTTTTGTGCAGCCATTGCATAATTGTTTGGTAAACCATTAGCAACAAAGATTTTTACACCATCAATAGAAAGATTTTCTCCTCCTGCATACCATAGTGTACCTCTATTGTCAATTCCATTTGCACCTACAGAACCTACATTTTCAGTTCCTGCAACGTTAGTTATAGCAGCATATCCACCTAAAGCTCTTACATATGCTTTAGCAATGTTTTGTGAAACGTAAATGTGTAAATCGTCTTTACCATATAATGTGCTTGGAATAGCATCTACAATTTTTCCAAGTTCAGCAATAACATTTCCTGAATTAACTCCACCACCTACAGCAGCAACGTCAATTACGTCTGCATCAGCAGTAGCTAAAGTTGTGAATCCGTCAAATTCTCCAGCTTGTGCGCCACCAAGATTTCCTTGCCAGATATTGCTTTCAGTATTAGCAGATACTTGTTCTGCAACGTGAGCAATTAAAAAACTTGAAAAATCAGGAGGTAAATTATCAAAAGCTGAATAGCCCATAGATACTGCACCCCAATCTGACTCAAATGGTGTTTTACATAATTCAAGGTTAACTTGAAATTCTGTTGGCTGTATGATTCTTTCAGTAAGTGTAACAGACCCAGCAGATGTGAAGTCACAAGAGTCATCTGTAATTAAACCAGAAGTAACTACTTTTTTCATAACTTCTTTAAACTTGATGTTTGGCTTAATTTCGACAGCACCCTGACTTAATGTGTTACCACTCAATAGAGCAGCAGCGATGTACTTACCTGCAAATTCTCCAGCATAAGTAGTAGTAATAGTTGGTTGTGGCATAATTTTTTATTTTATTTATTTAATTGATTTAATATATAGTCCATTGTAGAAGGGCGTCTGTTAGGAGCAATTCTAAAATTTTCCTTTTTTGCATTTCCAGCTTCTGGATTATGCTTGATTGGAGCAGCAGCAGGTTGTGATAATTCTTCCTTTAATTGCTCGTTTACTTCTTCGTTAAATTCTTCTTTAATTGTTCTGGATTTAGGTTGTCTTGAAACTTCTTCTTCCATTTCAACTTCTTTTTCTTCTTCCATATTGCTTTCTCCTACTTTAGATTTAAGGTCAGCAATGGCATCTTCAAGATTTTTAATTCTTTTTTCCATACCAGCCCAGTCTTCTACGTCAGCTTCTTCTTCCATTTCTTCTTCCTTGTCTTTGTACTCTAAATCTTCAGTTTCATCTTTAGATTCTTCTTCCTTTTGTGGAACTTCGTCAGATACTTCTCTAACGTCATCAATAATTCCTTCTTCTGCAACAACTACAAGTCTACCATCTTCAAGTAGGTATTCTCCTACTGGCATAGCAACTTTTTCGTCATCTGTAAGAATGAATATCTCTTTACCTTTTTCAAACGATTCTGCTTCTACACGAGTACCATTCTCAAGTTTTTGTTCTTCAAGTTTAACTTCTATATTTAGAAGCGTCTTGATTTGGTTTAACATTTCAGTTGATTTCATAATTATATATATAACGTGGTTAATTAATTTTTTTGCATTTTCATATTGTTCTTGATATAACTCCTATGCCTTGCGCCCATAAAGAACCATCACAACATTTTCTTGAATAAGTATTTTTGTCTTTACATAAACAAGCACGTCTTGAACTTTTAGGACTCGAATGACTTGGGAAAAATGTTTTTTTAGGCATCTATAATTTTAAATTTTCTTATAAGTTCTTTGACTATTTTTTCAAATTGTCTTACACTAAATTCTCCTCCAACTACTGCATCTTCTAAATCTTCAAGCACAGGGTCGTTTGATATACCTAATTCTTTATATGCTGATTCTAATTTTTTTAATAACCTATTACCTTCCTTTACTTGTTTATCAAATCTTGGTATAGCTCTTTCAATAGTATCTATAGGAGGAGAACTTCTCCTAACTCTTGTAATTTCTTTTTCTAAATTGTCTATTAATTTTATAGTTTGAGCAGCTTCTTTTTCTGATTTTTTTCTTAAATCTTCTATTTTTCTTAATTCTTTAATTATGCTTTTTGCATCATCTACTAAAGCAAGTTCAACTTTTTCTGATTTTAATTCAGTTTGAATCATACTGAATATTTTGTTTATATGCTTACTCATAGTTATATT